TTGGCAGAACCATAAGCAGCCGCAGTCACCGCTGTATTGGCAAGAGAAACCGTACCTGTGGTGGTGATAGGGCCACCAGTTAATCCCGTGCCCGTGCTGACTTGTGTAACTGTTCCGCTACCGTTACCACCACCGCCACCAATTGTTACTACAGTCTTTAACATGATTACATCCCGTCACCAGGCGTGATGTACACGGTGGCATTACCGCTAGATGTAATGCCTGTGAAGTAAGCGTTAGGGACAAACGTCAAAATTTCGTCTGTGCCTGCCAACAAAGGAAAAGCGGGGCCGCTGGAAGTTACGACTGTAGCGTTGTTGGTTGCATCACCAGAGGCTGCTCCATATCCCAAAAACACGGTCACATTGCCTGAGTTGATGATGCGATATTGGTTGCCACCAAGGGTGCTAGACGCACACTGAACAGCAGATGGAGCAGTGGTTGCAGCTAGAAACGTAACTGTATTGCCCGTTTTTGTAAATGCTTGTATTCCCATTACGTCACCTCAATCCAAGAAATTGTTGATTCATCCCATAAGTAATTTTTTTCATCCGCAGGTAATGGCACAGGGGCTTCCCATTTGCAGTAAGTTTCGTTTAGAACCCAGCTTGCAAACGGCTTTTCAGGAATAAAAGCGTCACGCCCAGAATCATACGTGTACCCAATTCCAGCATAGTTTTTACGAATGTTGGCGTTATAACTGGTTTGTTTCCAATTACCACCCAAAAGGTTTTGGCAAAAGGCTGCGCCAACAGCTTCACATTCGTTTCCATTTTCGTCTTTGCAATCATTGTTGTGAACCACAATAACTTGCAACACCACATTGTTTTCATTGAGTTGTGCAAAGTGAGCCATGTGCTTCCTCAGAAAGTAATTGAACCAGAAGATGTCCACTTGTAAATGCGGTATCCACCAGTTGTTGTAACGGTAGGAGAACCCGTTGTAGATGCAGCCAAGCTATAAGTGTCTACATAGCGAATGATGACAACACCAGAGCCACCAGTTCCTCCGCTTTTACTTCCAGCCGCTCCACCACCGCCGCCGCCGCCAGTGTTTGCAGTTCCAGCCGTTCCAGCGTTATCTCCCGAACCCGAACCTCCACCACCTGTACCACCTGTACCACCTGTACCTGCACCTGCAGCGGTTCCGCCTCCACCTCCTCCAGCATAAGTCGTTGAAGACCCTGAAATACTTGAGGCAGTTCCATTACCGCCATTACCACCAGAACCTGATGAGCCAGTTTGACCTACTGCTGATGCTCCTCCACCGCCACCTGCATTTGAGCTAAAACCTAAACCGCCATCATTTCCTTGCCCCGCAGTCCCAAGACCTTGTCCACTAGAGTTGTTTCTTGTTCCACCACCAGAACCACCATTACTTCCAGATTCAGTACCTGTTGCTACGTTATTCGCACCAGCACCACCGCCTTTGGATGTGATGGAACCAAAAACAGAGTCATTTCCATTTTGACCATAAGGAGAACCCGAACTTGCCGCACCACCAGCGCCGACAGTGACCGTGATAGGAGAGCTTGGTGTTACTGAATAACCAGTTGCCGTGAGAAAACCTCCAGCTCCAGCGCCACCACCATGATTTGTACCGCCACCACCACCTCCAGCAACTACAAGGTATTCAACTGTTGGAGGAGGGTTGCTTGGAGCTTGAACAAAGCCCATCAAAATTGCTTGCTGAATTCCACTCATGTCAAGCCGTTCCCTGAAATAATCCAAGTTGTTGAAGTCATTTTTACGGCAGTCGCTGTGCCATATTGAGCTAAAGAACGTGTGCCTGTTGTGCCTGCACTAGACAAATACATCGTGTCAGTTGTAATTGCAATGCTGACCACCTGTGAAGTCATATTGATAAAACTGATAGCCGTACCTATTGGGTATGCAACACTAGAGTTTGCAGGAATAGTAAATGTGCGAGCATTTGCGTCTGTTGATGGATGAAATATTGCTTTACCAGCATCTGCTAAAACAAGAGTGTAAGCAGCAGATTGACTGTTTATAGGAATATTAAGAAAACCAACTGAATTTGTACCGTCAGCAGTACAGTTGCTTAAATTTCCGCTGGTTGGTGTTCCCAACACAGGCGTTGTAAATGATGGGCTGGTTGCAAGCGCAACGACTGTACCTGAACCTGTGGTTGTGTAAGACGTACCCCATGCTGAGCCTGTAGAGTTGGCAATACCAGCCCCAGGATATGCAAAAGCTGATGGTGTTGATGAAACCCAAGCTGTACCGTTAGATGTCAGCACGTTCCCGTTAGTACCAGGCGCTACAAATGCAACGTTGCTTGTGCCGTTACCTATCAATACGTTGTTAGCCGTTAAAGTAGTCAAACCTGTGCCGCCTTGTGCAGGCGTGATAGGCGTTGAAACCGAGCTAATCGTGGCGTTGGTTAACGTCAAGTTGCCAACAGAAGTTGCTGTGCCACCCAAAGCAATCGTGGTGTTACCTATAGTGACGTTACCAGTAGCGGCAGCTGGCGCTTGACTAAGCCACGTTGTGCCATTGCTGGTCAAAACATTTCCGTTAGTTCCTGGAGCTAAAAAAGCAACATTACTTGTCCCGTTTCCTATCAACACATTGTTTGAAGTGAGAGAAGTTACACCCGTACCGCCTTGCGCTGGAGTGATTGCGGTAGAAACACTGCTAATCGTTACATTAGCAAGTGTCATGTTGTTGAGAGTGCCTACCGTGTTGCCAAGCTGAATGGCGGTATTGCCCAACGTAATCGTGGTAGCAAAGTTGTTGTCCAGTTGGGACAGAGGAATGGCAGCAGTTGCAGTGCCAAATGTATAAGGAACAGCCATGTTAGAACCTCACTCTTAATTCATGTTCAAACTCTATCGTATTTAACACAAAGCCAGCAGAATTGCTAGTCATGGTTAAGCCTAAATACTTACCGTATTGTTGAGCATCTGACTTGTAAAGCGCATAGCCACTACTCGTCAACCAACCTATTGTTTGTGAGCTATTGTTAACCCAGGTCAAAGTTGTGCCCACATTGTTAAACCATACAACTGCGTTGTTAAGCGTGTATGTTGGGCTGCTACCACTTTCGCTGTCTACCGTCACTTGAAAAGAAGCGGGACTTGTTAACGTAGCTTCAATACCAAACTTTAATGCTTGCTTTGTCCTGATAGGGTCTTTCATAGGAGACAAAGCTGTTCTTACCGTGCTGCTGACGCTTGATGTTGCATTGGCATACAGCCTAAAAAGAGCTGTTCCTGACACGCCATACAGATTGATATTTCCAGAAAGAGGAGCTGAAGTGACAAAGTTCAACGTTCCTTGGCTAGTGATAAACCACTTTTTTTCAAAGAAAACAGCCTGCACATAGCGACTTCCCGTACTAAAAGTCGTAGGAAAACTGCTGTCGAGGTAAAAATTGAATGCCGCACACAAGATGTTGTTTAGCAACACCTGTCCACCCGTGATGGGTTTTGTAAAGTCTATGTACGGGAAGATGCCATCAAGAGGGTCCGAAATTTTACTGGTTGTAGAACCCACAAGGGCATACATACCGTAATCGTTCATAAACAACAAAGAACGGAAATACGGAAAAATGGCGTAAGTTCTCTTGCTGCCCACGCTGGCACTTACGTTGGTGTTGGTAAATAGAGTTACACCAGCAGTAGTTACCCGTAAATCAGAAATGACGTTGATGCTGTCATCTCCAAAAATGTACAAAAAGTTGTTGGCAGAAATGATGGCCTGTATGTTGCCGTGCAACGTGCTGTCTGTTAAAACAAAGCTGCCAGCAGATACAGATGTGAAATCAGAGTAACTTCCAGCTGCACTGTAGTACAACGTTCTGCCTGCCGCCACCCAAACACGACCAGAAAACGTAGCAATGTCTACGATTTGATCTAAGTTAGTGACCGCTATTGCTACAGCATTACTTCCACCGCCACCTGTAATGGTCACAGATGTGTTGCTGGTGTACCCAGAGCCAGGGTTAGTCATAATGACTTGCGTAACTTGACCGCCGCTCAAAATGGCTGTACCAGCAGCACTAGACCCAGAACCCGTAATGTTTACAACTGTATTGGCAGCATTGGTGTAACCAGAGCCGCCGTTGGTAATTTGCACCGCCACAGTGCCTGTTTTAAATGTATTGAAGCTGGCAATAGCGGCTGCGTTATTTCCCCCGCCTCCCGTAATTGTGACGTTAGGTGCGCTTGTGTAACCCGTGCCTGCGTTTGTAAGCGTAATGCTATTTACAGAACCCGTACTGACTACAGCTGTTGCGGTTGCAGCTCCAGATGTAAATGTGACGCTAGGCGCAGTTGTGTAGCCAGAGCCAGGATTCGTAATGACTACGGCAACAACCACCCCACCAGAAACAGTAACGCCAGCTTCAGCTCTTATGCCGCCCACCAAGTCTGGAGCGCCAATAATTACGTTGGGAACAATGGTGTAGCCACTGCCTCCTGATGTAATGTTGATTCTTGCAATGCCACCAGAACCCGTTGTGATGGTTGAGACTGCAGTTGCTTGCTCTCCACCTGTTTCATTAGGAGCGCCAATGGTTACGGTTGGCGCTGTTGTGTATCCGCTTCCTGGGTCCGTGATTCCAATCACGCCCACAGAACCTATAGAAACAACATTGTTTCCATTCCAGTTGTACAAACCTTTAGACGGGTCACCAATAATTACACGGTCATTTTTGTATTGGGCAGTCGTTACGCCCGACCCAGAAAACGTGCCAGAAGAGGCAATATTTCCCAAAGATGAGCTGGTTAAATTGTAGTATTCGGCTCTGCCATTGCTCTCAAACGCAAGTAAGTAATCACTAACATTGATACTTGCGGAGGTTAGCACCGTAACCGCATTTCCAAAATTTACGGCAACGTTTGCAGCGTTAAGAGATGATTGTCCTGGAACAATTTTGATGTTGCCAAACCCGATGGGCATGGCGTTCTCTATCCATCCAAACTCGTCTTCATCAATAGCCGTTCTGTTGGCTTTGGTGTTTAAGCCCTTGAAGTTTTTGATGACAGCATAGGACTTTTTTTGCTCTGCTGCTGCCATGATTAGTAGGGTGAAGAGTAAGGGTCAGGAATTCTACGGGTAAACGTGCTGTTTAGAGCTGCTTGTACATGTTTGGCGTACTCTTGTTTAAAGATTTCCGCCTCACCGTAAGATTGCTCTTTGTATTTGGCCTTGTAAGCCGCATAAAACTGCACAGGTGTAGTGTAGGGGTCCACAATTTGGTCAGTCACACTGGGATTAGACCCAGATAACGCTGTTGGCAAAATAATGGTGTCTACTTCTATAGCGTAGCTTTGGTCTGGAATTGGGCCTATGTACAACTGCCCTTGTCCAT